AGTTATGCTTTGAGTAGTAGTTTAGGATATTTTATAAGTGATAATTCCCAAAACAACAATTTTACTGCATCTGCGTTTGGAGAATCTGCTAGAACTGCTTCGGGTTATATTAAAACTAATATAGTCGGTATCGGAGAAATTTATATACCATATTATACAACTATATAATATTTATTATTTATATGTCAAATATAAGTTTACTCGATCTTATTAAAGAGGCAAAATTAGCTTCAAATTCAAAAGATTTAGAAAAAAATTCTATTAAATTGGAAAATTCTTTGGATTTTCTAAAAAATAAAAACAAAGTTCTTATTTTGGCTACATCAAATAGATGGGAAGGTCATAAAGATGATGAGGCTAAATCGACTATTTTGGCTAAAATAGTTCACAATAGGTTAGGTACAGATAAATCATCATTTATTGACGTTTCAAAACTAAATATTTTTGTATGTGAAGGAAATGTATCTACTAAATGGGGGAATAGATGTGGGTCAAAAGAGTCAATGTTGAAAGATAAAGAAAAAAATCCTACAGGAATGTTACGATGTTGGTCGAGTTTTAACAATAAAACAGATGAACTTTGGAAAGTTTCTAATGCTTTGTTTGAAAGTGATTGTGTAATGTTTTTTACGTCTATAAGATGGGGACAGACGAATAGCATTTATCAAAAATTAATAGAAAGACTTACCTGGTTAGAGAACCGTCATACCACATTAGGCGAATCTAATATATTGAAGGACAAGGATGTAGGAATCATTGCGATTGGTCATAATTGGAGAGGAAAACAAGTAATAGAAACGCAAAAAGAAATTTTTAATTTTTTTGGATTTAATGTGCCGTCTGAAATTTCGTGGAATTGGCAGTATACGGATGATAAATTTGATGAAACCAAAGTTTCTTACAAAAATGCCATAAAAACATTTAAAGAAACTTATGAAACTTATGAAAAATAAATACTTTAATATTTTAAAACCGTGCGTTGATAGTTTTGTGGAAAACTATTTACGTGATATTTTATTGGAAGATTTGGATGTTAGTATAAAACATTTAAAAAAGGAAATAAATACTGTTCAAAAAGCTTCTAATTTTATTCAAAAAAAACTACACGTCGAAGAAAAAATTGACGGCACAAAGTTGATTTTGGTGAGAAAAAATGTTGAATCAGAAAATTATTTAGACAATTGGATAGTATCTTATAAAGGCAGTATTTTGTATCCTGAAGAATTTGATCACTTTGATGAAAAAGATGTTGCGGATATAAGTTCTAAATCTATTGGTATTTCTCAGTATAAAAATATATTTGAAAAACTTAAAAGAATAAATAATAAAATTTCTTCGATACCAAAAAACACCGCATTCAGTTTAGAATTCGCTCAAAATAAAGATACGTTGACTCGAACATACGAAACCACACAAGCTTTATTTTTACGTTCTTTTGCTAAAGTAAAATATTATATAAATGATGGATTTTTAACAATTTCAAACACAAGTGCGGAAATTACGGATTTCAATAGTGTAAAAAATATGGCAGATATATTAGAAGTATATACTTTTCCCGTATTGTTAGATGGATATATTAACACACGATCTAATTTTGACTCTGCAATAAAAACTTCGGAATTAAAAAATATCTTTAATAACCTTGAAATAAATTTTGACGATCCACTTGATATTGTTTCTAAATTTTCTCAAATGATGTTAAGTTTTTCATCTAAGTTAGGCGGAACTCCAGAAGGAGTGGTAATTCATACGTCCGACGACAAATTATATAAAGTTACTCAAGAAGATCAATACAATATCGACGTTCGTCAAGCTAAAAAAAGTTTATATAAGATGGATGATGAGTCGGAGAAAAAATATCAAGATGAAATTTATAGAATTTCCAAGCAAATTGTCGATAAACTAGACTTCAATGCTTCTATTGAACTTTTGTTAAAAAAATACAACACTATTATTAATAAAATTGATTTGGAAAAAATACATCACTCTAAGAAATCAAATATCAATAAGATTGACGATTTGATGTTGGCAGGAAAATTTTTGATACAAAGACATGTTTTTTCCGGAAAAAATACAGAGACTTTAGGATTAGTTCCGATGGCGGGAAAACCTGTCCACCTGGGTCACTGGAAGTTAATATCTCTTGCATCCAAAGAAAATAATAATGTAGTTGTATTTATCAGTGACAAAGATCGTATTAAAAAAGGCGAATATCCTATAACCAGAAATCAAATGGTCCAAATTTGGAATGAGATTTTAAAATCACATTTACCAAAAAATGTAAAAATAAAATTTGTAGATAGTCCGGTTGCAGCTGTGCGTTATATGCTTTTAGATTTAGACAAAGACGCCAATGAATCGCCGACAATAAACATATACTCCGATGTGGATGACATTAAATCGTATGATTCGGATGAATTTAAATCAAAATATAAAAATCTTTTTAATTTAAATAAAATTAACTTGAAGGGAATAGAACGATCTTCCACGGTAAATATAAGTGGAACGAAAATGCGTGAATATTTACAAAATGACGACAAAAATTCTTTCATTAAAAATTTGCCGGATATTCCTCAATCAGATAAAGAAAAAATATATGACATATTAAAGAACGTATCTGAATCGATTACTTTGAATGAAAGTGGCCAATCAGTCGCATCCGTTGATCCAAAAACTCCTAAAACATACTTAGGTGAACCTGCTCAAGCCACAAAAAAGTTAAACATTTCTAGTGGAAATAAAAATATTATTTCAAGTCATATTAGAGAATTAGCAGTTACTTTAAATAATCATTTAAACTTTTGGAATCCTAAAAATCCATATATTAAAAATGGGTATATATTTAATGGAAGTTCACAACATTTGATGAATCCTGATGTGGATAACATTTTAAAGAAAAAAACTGGCGATCCTAACATTTCTTTAGAAAAAATAAAATCTGATTACGGTGATATTGATATTATCATCCCCAAAACCAAATTAGATGACCTTCAAAAATTCTTAGATACAAAAGATGACAATAAATCTCAGTGGGAACCAGGTTCAGAAAATAAGATAACTGACAACTTTTATTATGTAGGAAGAACTAAAAGTTTCGCCGCAATACCTGATCAGTTGGTTACAATTTTCTGGTATAAACCTAATAATCAAATTGTTCAAGTTGATTTTGAGGGCGATGATATGATTAAAGATCAAGAAGGTTATGAGAAACCCTCAGAGTGGACCAAATTTTCTAAAGATAGTCCACTTGATGATTTAGCAAAAGGAATCAAAGGATTAGCTGGGGCACTTTTGTTACGTTCATTAGCTAGGGGGACAACACGGTTAGAGAATGCTGTTATATTGACTCCCGGAGGTGCTAAAAAGTTTAAAGAAAATAAACCCTTGACAGATAGAGATATATCTAAAAACCAACGTGATCAAATTCCGTCTGAATATACATTAAACACGGGTGGTGGAGGAGTAGGCGTTAGAAGGGCCTATAATTATTTAGGAAAATTAAATGGTAAAGATGCTTACGAGTTTATAGAAGCAAAGATGGGAAGAACTATGGGAGAAAAATTTGCATCAATTATAGATTTAAGAAAAATATTTGAAATAATTTTTAAAAAGTCTCCATCATCCGAAGATTTAGCAAATTTTAGAAGTTTTCAGAGCCTTTTAAAGATGATGAAACATAATTTAGATAAAGAAACTATAAAAATTGTTTTGGAAAGATTTATTGAAATTCTAAAATCAGAAAATATTTCTTCAAATGAACAAAGTGCTATAAAAGACATGATTAAGTCTATTTTATAATTTAATTGGTTATATATATCTTCGGTTATTTTAACATATGAAACGTGCAAAAAATAAAAGTAATATTGATATTGTAAAAGGATATTTAGCGGGTGAAAGACCTTTCGTTCAAGTAGGTTATACATCTGATTTAGAAGGAAAAAAGGATGGAGATACTTGGACGGATGCTCAAGGAAAATCTTGGATTTATAAAAATGGAAGAAAACGCAGAGTAAATAAATCTTTAAAAATAAATCCTGATAGTGTTCGTTTGAGATGTTCCGATTGTAATATGGATATGAAATGGGGTAACTATCTGGATGATAAAATATTTCCAAAAACAAATAGATGTTACGATTGTAACGTAAAATTTGAGACAAAATTAAAATTGGATGGTAAGTTTGAAAATTATGAAAAAATAAAAATTTTCAACAACCAAAAAAGTTTTTGTTTAGACTTAAAATCAAAATTAGAAGAAACAATAAAATACTTGGAAACATCATCGGATGATATTGTTTATTTAAACGAAGATGGCAGTAAAGAAGTTTGGAAAGACACTACACGAGAAAAAGTGTTAACCGATGCAAAAAATGATTATAAAGAATGTGTGGATGCGTTAGAAAGAATTGAAATACAATTAAAATCTTTGGATGAGTGAAAATAAACCAAATTTAAGAGATATAATAAAAGAGGAATACAAACGATGTTTGTCCGATCCTCTTTATTTCATGAGAAAGTATGTAAAAATACAACACCCATTAAGGGGCACACTTCCTTTTGATTTATTCCCATTTCAAGAAGATGCTTTGAAAGGATTAATAAATAATAATTATAATATTATTTTAAAATCTCGTCAGATGGGCATCACTACGCTTACTTCAGCTTATGCATTGTGGCTAATGGTATTTCACAGTGATAAAAACATTTTATGCATTAGCATAAAACAAGAAACCGCAAAGGAAATAATAACAAGAGTTAGATTCGCAAATAATAATTTGCCGTCTTGGTTGAAAGTTCCATGTGTAGAAGATAATCGTTTGTCTTTAAGATTAAAAAACGGGTCACAAATAAAAGCCGTGTCTTCTTCAGGAGATGCAGGTCGGTCTTCCGCGCTTTCATTGTTAATAATAGATGAAGCTGCATTTATAGATAATATAGAAGAAATTTGGTTATCAGCACAACCAACATTGTCTACCGGTGGGCGTGCAATTTTGCTTAGTACCCCTAATGGAGTGGGAAACTTTTTTCATAAAACGTGGGTTGGTGCGGAATCAAAACAAAATGAATTTAATACAATAAAATTGCCGTGGAATCTTCATCCTGAACGTGATCAAAAATGGCGAGATAAACAAACCGAGTTGTCGGGAGTTAAAGGATCGGCCCAGGAATGCGACTGCGATTTTACAACAACTGGTCACACTGTAATTGATACGGATACTTTGAAATGGTTAAAGGAAACAGGTATAAAGGAGCCTTTAGAGAAAAGATTTGCTAATCAGTCATTGTGGATTTGGGAATATCCTGATTATAACAAACAGTATATTGTTTGTGCCGACGTGGCTAGAGGTGATGGTGGTGATTATTCAGCTTTTCATGTATTAGAAATAAATGATTTGAAACAAGTGGCAGAATTTAAAGGTGCGGTAGATACTAAAACGTATGGAAATATTTTAGTAAGTATAGCCAATGAATTTAATCGAGCAATACTTGTTATAGAAAATAACAGTTATGGTTGGGCAACAATTCAACAGGTTATAGATTTACAATATCCAAATACATTTTATAGTAGTGCCGATTTGTTGTATGTTGATTTGGAAAGACAAATGAATAATAAAATAAATCGAAGTGAAAGAAATATGGTTCCTGGTTTTACTACTACAAATAAAACCCGTCCGCTTATTATTTCAAAGTTGGAATCTTATTTTAGAGAAAAATCAATAATAACAAATTCAACGAGACTTTATGAAGAATTGTCAGTTTTTATTTGGAATGGAAGTAAACCAGAAGCGATGGGTGGATACAATGACGATTTAGTTACAAGTTTGGGAATGGGATTGTGGGTAAGAGATACTGCATTACGATTACAAAATCAAACAGGAGAATATACTAAAAATTTGATTAATTCAATTAATAGAACTGGTGGAAGTGATGTAATTTATACATCAAAAACGCAACAAGCTGAAAACTATTGGAGTATGCCAGTATCATCCAATTCAAAAAATACAGCATATACTAAACAAAGAGAGGATTTAAAATGGTTATTATAAGATATTTTAACTATTTATTTTTATAAAATATGGCTAAGAATAATGATAATATTCCACTTGATTTGAAATCAAAGAGTCTTTTTGCTAGATTAAAAAGATTATTTTCGACTGATGTAGTGGTTAGAAACGTTGGTGGAAAGATGTTAAAAATAAAAGATACTGATCAAATTCAGTATGCCACTGATAGAAATACTCTTAGAGATAGATTTAACAGAATTCGCACGTCGGGTTACAGTCAATATAGTCGTGATTTTACGATGGCCTATCAGGCATCAAGAATCGAATTATTCCGCGATTATGATTGTGTTGGGCCAGATACAGTTATTCCTTTGCCAGATGGAACTAGACCTACAATAGCAGAATTAGCGGAGAAATATAAAGATAAACCACAAGAAAGATTTTTGGTGTTTTCATATGACCATGTTAGTAAATCTATAAAACTTGGTAAAGCTTATCATCCAAGAAAGAAAGGTCCTAGAATTGGATATAAAGTAACATTTGATAATGGTCAAACAATAACAGGTAGTGATAGACATCCTTTCATGATGAGAGATGGAACATATAAATTGTTGATAGATTTAAAACCAGGCGATTCTGTTATGCCCTTTTATCAATCAGAATATGGTTATAATAAACATGGGTATAATAGATATAAAAGATTATATAATTTTTCTAAAGGGTGGCAATCTGAACATAAGATAGTAGCCGAACAATTTTATAGAAAATTAGATAAAAATGAGGTAGTTCATCATAAAAACTTTAAGGGAAGTGATAATTCTCCCGAAAATTTAAAGATCATGGATTGGAAGGAACATAAAAAATTTCATTCTGAACACAATAAAAATGTTTTGTGGGGATCAGAAAATTATGATAAACAGTTAAAAAAATTGATGGATAATCCTAACTATATTAATAGAAGAATTCATCATTGGAACGGTGAAAGAAGAGGAGAGAAAAATCCATTTTATAAAAAAGTTCATACGGTAAAATCAAATATTAAAAGATCTGCTACATTGAAAGAAGTATTTAAGAATAGAGATCAAACTGGAGGAAAAAATAAAAATTTCAGAAAAGATGTGACTATTGAATTTTTGAAAAATAAAGCCACTGAATATTATAAAACGCATGGAAAATTGACATCGTGGGGATTAGTTGATGATATTGGATGTGACTATTCCGTTCTTCAAAATCGTTTAAATTTGTTTGGTTACGATTGGAGGGGGTTTAAAACTGAAATAACCTCCAATTTAAATCACAAGGTTGTATCTGTAGAATGTATAGGTGAACTTGATGTATATGATGTTACGGTGGAAAAATATCATAACTTTGCTACGGATTGTTGTTTCGTGTCAAATACAATGGATATGGATCCAATCATAGCATCTGCTTTGGATATTTATGCAGATGAGTGTCTTACGCAAAATGAGATGGGATATGTTTTGAACATAAAAGCCGAAGATAGTAATGTTAAAAAAATATTGGAGAATTTATATTATGATATTCTCAATATAGAATTTAATTTATGGAGTTGGACACGTAATATGTGTAAATATGGAGATTTTTATTTAAAATTACATATTAGTCCTGAATATGGTGTATATTTAGT